TGATGTTGTACTGGTAGTAGTAGTAACCCGTAGCAACATGGGTTTGCAATGTGATTGTCTGGGCAGGAACAACTTTTGCATTGGCAAAACCAATAGGCATCACGTTCTCAATCCAAGAGAACTGCGTGTCAGCAATACCTTGCCTGTTGGCTTGCGTGTTTATCCCTCCAAAATCCCGAAAGACTTTGTGCTCTTTTTTGTCTTCACCGGGTATTTTGGGTAGGCTAGGCATCAGTTGTACGGATTGGGCATCAGTCTGGTGTACACCTGATTGATAGCCTCAACTGCCTTATCTTTATATTGTTTCAAGAACTGCTCCGATTCGCCATAGCTCTGCTCTTTTTCTTTGGCTTTGGAACAAGCGTAATACGCTACAGGTGTAGTGAACGGGTAAGACAATTCATCAACAGTAGTGTCGTCCACCAAATCCACAGGAACGTAGCAAATATCCCACTCAGACGAGTAAGTCTGGTCAGGAATGGGTTGGATATAGATTGTGCCGGGAGACGTGCCATAGCGCGACATTGCCGCTGGTCTTGATTGATTGGTTACCCATGCTCTCATCTTGGCGTTGAACTCAGTCCAAGACATCTGAAGCAAAGGTATGCGAGTCTGTCCCCAAATTACCGTGATATTCAAAATATCAATTGCTCTTGCACCGTATGTCGGTATAGAGCCAGTAATTGTGTAAGTCTCTTGATTGGTAGGCAAGGACACCGTTACCAAGGCACGAAGGCACTTGGTATCGGCGGCTAGCTTCTTTCTGCCATCATTGATATAAGTGTTAAGTTCTGCGTCAGTCCAAAAGTTACCGTTTGCATCATGCAAAAGTCGTCTGCATTCTGTTCTGTATTCCGATAACAAGGACATGATTCGTACTCACAATTATGCTGCCATTGATGCCATTTTAGAGAGAAGATTGTTGGCAGGAGGGTTGACAGCTACTCCCCGAAGACTTGGATCAGTTTCCTGATCTTCGTCCTCGGGTTTCACTACAGGGGGTTCAATTTGGTCTGGCAACCGAGGTTCGGCTACCATCATCTTCCCTTGCAAGAACTCGAACTTGTCAAGTCTGTCAAACGCTTCCTTGAAATTCGTTGAGTTAGATGCCCAACCCAAGCGAATCATGTTCTGAGTCTTGTCTTCCAATCCATACCCAAAGATATGCACTGCGGCTTCAACAGGACATTCGACCAGTATTCCATCAGGAAATACATAATCAACCCCGTCATACCGATCTTGAAAATCCGACCCGCTGTTATTTCGGACAAAAATCACGGTTATTCCTTTGTTGTTTCTTCAACCTTTGCAGGTTCTTTTGTTTCAACCGAAGGGCTTGCCAAAGCAACAAGTGCTTCCCAATCCCCCGGCTGAAAGGTTACTTGTGTTGCACCGCCATTATCCAAAATTTGGATAACTCGATCAAGGATGTCCTTCATCACAGCGGTGTTACCAAGATGGTATCAATGTTGCCACCCAGTGCCAATGTACCTGTTGGGGTAGATGTAGGCGCGGCGGTAGTCCATTGGAAAGCAGGAACAATGCGAGTCAGGGTAGTTGTTGAACCAACCAACTCATGCAAACCACCGTCAACAATGGTCATCGCAGATGCAACGCCAGAGGAAGTGGTGATTGTGCCGTAGCCGGGACGTGGTGTGAACAAACCGCCTTCAATCGCAGGGTTGACAGGAGCATTGGTTTTGCTGGTTGCCAAGACTTGTGATTGGATGGTGAATGCACCAGTGTTGTCAGTCAGGTTGGCAGAACCACCAGAAACTGAGGAAATACCTGTTGCAGACAAGCAAGCCACAACTGTTGCCGCACCAGACGAACCAGCAGATGTTGAGAACGAAATGGTAGGCACAGCGGCGTAGGCAGAACCGCCTTCAGCCAATGTCAAAGCAGTAATACGACCAGAGAAATTGCTTGTGTCAATGGTGGCGGTTAAAACAGCACCAGTGGCTGATGTGTCCAAAGGATGTGGCACAACAGTGATGGTAGGAGCAGTTGTGTAACCAGCACCTTGGTTGGTCACAACAACAGTGCTGATACCGCCGCTTGACAATGCTGACACATAACCAGAGGCGCGAACACCACCAGCAGGAGGGTCAGAGAACAACAAGTTAACAGGACGGGTGTAGCCAGAACCTGCGGTCGTCACAGTCACGGTGGTAGAAATTGCACCGCCAACGATAACGTTGTACTTGGCAATCGTACCAACCAAAGATGATTGAGCACCTGCTGCGGAGGCAGTGGCGATCACATAGTTGGTTTGTGAAGATGTGGTTGTTGATGCAGGATAGATACCGTTGGTGTAGCCAGAGCCACCGTTGGTAACGTATGCGCCAACAGCAGTACCAGTAATGTTCTGAACACGGTAGTTGAAACCGTCAGAAGAAACAATCACAGAGTCACTGTTGGTAGGTGTCTGCATTGGTTTCCATGTTTGGGTCACAGAGTCGTAAGACTGAACGACTGTGTAAGGGCCAAGGTTAACCAAGTATTGACCAGAAGGAATCTGGTAGGTTTGACCAGAGTGCAATGTCAGAGGGACTGAGGTGAACGCTGATGTGCGTGTACCTGCGCCCATTAATTGAATGCCCATTTTTTTCTCCTTAGATGGTTAAGCTGTTGTAGCCAGTGATACGGGTCATTGCCTTGGGCTTGGTAACCACCAACTCAGCAACGTTAACCAACGCACCGACATAACCCAACTGCCAGTTGGACAGGGTAGATTCAAAGCCAGTGAAGGCAAATGAGGCTTGTTCGTGGATGTACAGGTTGGCATAGTTGCTGTTCACCATGTACATAGCACCTTCAGGGCAATATGGGTCGGCAAACACAGGAATGCCAGCAACCATCAGGGCGCGGAAAGCAGTAGAAGGGCCATTTGAGTCAAACGCAAAACCAGAAGGCTTGTTTGCGTCAATCATGTATGTCTCTTGACCTTGGAAGTCTTGAGCCAACAATGTCCATGTACCAAAGCCGCAAACAGCAAATGTTGGCAGTTCAGCACCGTTCTTGACAGTACCAGAAATGTACTGAAGGACGTTTTGACGTGTGGGGTTCACTGAACCAGCGGTGTAAACCTTGGACTTCCACCATGTGTTTGATGTACGGTTGATGTTGCCGTATGTCACCAAGTTTGTACCGTCATCAATAGCACCGGGCAAGCCAATAAATTGCTGTTGGTTGGTGTAGTTGTTGTACAAAGCAGTGGACATCAAGTCCATTGTCACGTTACCAGCATCATTCATACGCGCTTCAATCAGCGGCACAACAGCGTGGTCAAGCTGAACAATACCTTCCATGCCCAAGAATGGGATAGGGGTAATCATCAACTTCAAATTGAATTCAGAAAGGTAAGCACCTTGTTGAACTGCGGGTTGGTTGAATGCGCCTGAATAATCAGACCACTGACCATTTACAAAGGATGTGCCTTGTACTGGCACAGAGACTGACGAAACACCGCCAACTGCTGTTTGTGAATTGCCAATCAACGCTGCCAACAGTGGTGTGCTGTTATAGAGTTGAACAACAAGTTTAGGCGCGAATGCGCGGCGAGTGACATACGTCAACTCATTTGCAATACTGCCTGAGGGGATGATACCTGCACCCAAAACTGCCATGATTATTCTCCTTTAAATTCGGCGTTGAAGCTACTTTCCTTGCGCCCCTGTTCGCAAGAACCCACCTCAACGCCTACAAGAGTGGGTTTCCAAAAAATCATACCAACGTCCGTCCTGCTTTTAGGTCGCTGATAATTGAATATGCCTCTCCTCTTGCCCACTGGTTCATACCAGTTTGTCCACCGTTCTTCATTGATTCCATCACGTTTGTAGGCAAAGTGATTGGAGTCATGGTGCTCGGTGTAGGCGTAGCGGTTTGCTTTTGCATTCTGTAAAACTCAGCCGCTGTTTCATGCGAGGGAATTTGTTTTTCAATCATCAGTTGTTCAATCTGTGTAACCTCATCCTTTTTAAATCCCTTTTCGTACAAACCGCTACGATGATTGATGATGTTGTCCTCAACTTTTCGAGTCAACAACTCACGTTCTAAGGATGCAACTTTGTCAACCAAAGGTTGT